TCATAAAACCACTCCAAATCCTCAAGTGTCGGTTCAATATAAACAGTCCGCTCCGGTCGACGGATTTCAGGGAACTCGCTTTCGCGTTTGGCCTTCGCGAGGTCGAGGACTGTTACTGGTCGGAGGGACCAGTCCCTTAGTATTGCGGCGGGATGAAAGGTGGGAAGGACTTTTTGCTGTTCGTAACCGATCCGTCCTCCATTCGTAACTGTACCTCTAATTCTGGATATACCGCTGCTACCGATGATGGCCCAAGCCGCTGTATTTCCGAGAGCAATGACGATATTTGGTCGAAGCTCGCTAATTTCTCTTCGGAGCCGATCCATCTCGGGTAAAAACTCAGGGCGAATATATTTCCCGAGCGCAACAGGTCCAAGTCCAACGACACCGTTATCTTTATCTGTGCAGAGGTTGGTAACATCATTTCCTCCAGGTGGGCGCAGGTTGAATACGTTTGTGAGATAACAGTCGGCGCGGTGGATACCGGCCTCGGAAAGCATTTGGTTTAGTTGCCAACCAGCGGCACCCACGAACGGCACTCGCTGGGCTTCCTCTTCGGCTCCGTAGGCTTCCCCTACAATAGCTATTTTCTGGCCCATTCTTTATACCTCCGCACTACATCAAGAGCCTCTTCTTCTGTTGTGAACGAGCCAAGGTTTAATTTAACTCCATTAATTTGTGGTCGAACTCGAAATTTATTACCATGTCTTTCAACGATTTTAGCATTGTCGCTTAGTTCTTTATTAAGTCCATTTATTCTTGGTGTTTCAACCCTTAAATTAAACTTTCGGTTATCAATGCCGTTCCTGTTTATGTGATCCACTGGAGTTTTCGTATTTGGAATTATGCGAAGGATAAAATGATGCATAAATTCTGTTTGTCCACAAGCGTCTTTTCTCATAGCGTGATAATTACCACTCGGCCTACGAATAGCACACCATCTAAACTGATTTACGCGCTCGAAATCTTCAAGATCGACTAACGCTTTTTGATCGAGCGTTAATTTAATCTCGCCCAAGGCCTCACCAACTATACAAATTTTATACTGCCCGACCAATTGAAAGTTGCTCCCATTCTTGCAAGGTCATCACCGGGAAAATCTTTTCAATAACCTCGTGCGGTGTTTTCACAACCACCTCGGCTTCAACCCGCTGAAGAGATTGTCGTGTTAATTTCCAGTGTCCGTCCTTCGTTTTGGTTATCACCAGCTGTGCTACTTTTTCCATTAGCTTTCCTCATTTCTCTTGATTTTCGGAGCGCGGCGTTGGCGCGGCTGGCGAACTCGGGGTCTCGTTCGAGGCCAATAACGTGGCTAGCACCCATTCCTTCAGCCGCGCGCAACGAACTTCCACTTCCAGATGTCGGGTCGAGCATAATAGTGTTTTGGTCAACGAACATTCTGAAGAAAGTTGATAGCATGGCCTCTGGCTTGATGGACATATGGTCGTCTCTTTGGGACGGGCTACTAACCGAGTTGGAAATCGAGCGAACAATCTTACGGTCACCTCTTGATCCAAATAGACACGTCTCATAGATTCGTCTTGGTCCCCGCTCGGGGTCTGGGAGGATTCCGACATTATCGTTCTTAGTCCATATTAGAGGGAAGGGATCGATACGAAAATCGGTATAGGTCTCAAAGAATAACAAGGTATCGTGATAATAATTCATCGAGAACCAAAACATAAGGTGCGCGGACTCTGTGCAAAGCGCATTGAGATTCGCGGCTAAGGTGTGGCAGAGCCGCCAATAGTCGTCCTCTGTGTCGGAGTAACCTCCGTGGGAGGCGGCCGATCCTTGATTAAAAGACCCAGCGCCAATACCGTAAGGAAAGTCACAATGAATAAAATTAAATCGCGGGCCATCATACTCAGGTGCCCATTCGTTGAAGTCAGCGACGAGGATGGAATCTGGCTCGATGGTTGAAGTCGGAGCGCGCTTGGTGAGAGCGAATAGGGCCTCGTCGTCTTTACGGGATTCCGCGCGCTGGACTATTCCGCGCGCTGTTGAGAATAAAGGTGCATCGAGCACCATTTTATTACCAGCTGTCATTTCACGCGCTACGGCTAGTTTTTGTTTAATGGCCATGCTTGTTAAGCCGAGAGCTATACCAGTTTTCTCGGCTGACCATTCAGGGTCCTCAGCAAGGCATATTGAATGATATTCAGCTATGGCCTTGCACTCATCTTTCCACGGAATATCTTCACGCTTTATATTTTCTTCGAGTTCTATAGCGCGATGAGTGACAGGATCAAGTTCGTCAACGAACTGACAATTAATATGAGTCCAACCCAAAGCATGAACCGCTGATAGTCTGCGTTCACCAGCGACAAGTATATTACTGCGGTCAATAACAATAGGATGAATAAGACCTAAGCGCTTAATACTGTCTGCCAGTGCGTCAATACCGAGTAACTCACGCCGTTGGCGTTCGGACCTGTTGACAATGATATCTCCCACAGCCATAGAAATGAAATTGCCTGATGTCATTATTTAACCTAACTGTATTGACGTTGAACGGTGTTTCACGTATTGCCGAATGACTACCCCCGCGCCACGGAGTCTACTCACAGCGCGGGGGAGCCGAGGGTCTAAGACGAGCGGGCAGCCAGTCTCAGACCTTTGCCGTACCGCCGACGTTCGCCGCGATATCGGGCTCGCCGGTGGTCTTGTTGGTATAAACAGCGTGTTTCACGGTAACGAGCACCTGCTTGCCGGGGATTTCCGACAGCATTTGTGCGAGTGACTTGCCAGCTTTCTCGATCCCAAGGTGGTTCTCGAGGAAGTTCAACAGTGGCCACGTTGATTCCTGGCCGTCGTTGTTGGTCAGGAAAAAGGTCTGCGAGATCATGCGACCGATCCCACCGGCCTCGGCCAATGCGGCTTGATCCACGTCGGCCTGCGCCTGCGCGGTTTTGTAGGTGATATCGATCACCGGCTTGTCGTTGACCTCGCGCTGTTTATGTGGGCCGTTTATGATGGAGAGGTAAGTGCCCGGAGGCAACGGCTTTGGTTTGGTGATGCTTTCGGCTGGGGTGTTGAGAATATCAGAAAAATTAGCCACTGGATTGTTCCTTTTGCTGTGGAGTTGTCACGACTAAACTTGCGATAGCTTCCTCTTTGGTGTTAAATCTTCCGATAAACACCGTGTCGAATCGGGCGAGCCATTTATTTCGGCTGGCGTCGAAACATACACCCCTGTGTCCGCTTATGTTATCGGATCGAAGTCCTGAATTGAGGATATTTTCAGAACGAGATAACAAACGGAGATTCGTTATTCGGTTATTTGCTTTGTTGCGATCCTCGTGATCGATATCCTTCTCAGGCCGCCGCCGAATAAGTATACCATTTTCAGCATCGTAAATAAAAGTTTGATGCAGCAATTCGATCGAACATGTTTTCATAGTTCTCATTTACGAAGCGCCTCAAAGAACGTAGCCAGCCCTGTTTCAAGTGGGAGCGTTGGAGCTATTCCAAACGACGGATGCTTCAGATCAACGAGTGCTGTTGGTACAGTTTGAATTGTCCGTTTATTCCCAGCTCCAGTTTGGCATAAAATCATGGAGTCAAAATAAGCTGGGATCGTCGGACCTAAAGCCTGTCCAACTGCAGATGGATAACCTTTACATGTGCCATCGGGCCGGTTCTGCCAGTTGACGTGTGCGAGAACGAGGACGTTCGTCTGGAACGAGTCCGCAGTCAGCATCGCGATGGTGTTTTCAACGGCCTGCTGCGCGGTATAGAACCATTGGCGCGGGTCTTTCACGCCAGGATTCAGGGATTTGGCCCAGTTATAAGCTGAATCGCTAAAGAAAGTAAGGCTGTCAAGTACAAAGATATAATCAGGACCCCACTTAGCTGGGATTGTACCGTCTGACCACTTGTCCAAAAGCTCCAAAGAGCGTGTGAAAGACTTAGGCATCCCATCAAACACAGGGCCAAGAGCAGAAGCTTTGAACCTATCCCTAACTGCTTCATAATCAATGTTCCTCATCTTGTCTGGGTGGTCGCGCTTCAGCACCTGGGGCAAAATGCCCGTTTGGAGCTTGTTATCGAGATCGAGAACTCGGAGCTTGTATCCTGCGCCAACGAGTGAGGCGAGCGCTCCGGTCTTTCCGGTGCCACTGTCGCCAAGGACGAGGGCCTTGGTGATGGTCGATTTTTCATCGGTGAGAGCGACCATCACATAATTCTTTCGCTGAAGACGATAACGACCAAGGTCACAGATATTGACGCGAGCGCGATGATTAAGAGTTCCATCACTGAGCCTTTCTAATTGAAAGAATAACTGGATCATCGATCTGAAAATCTGGACGCTCTTCACCAACGAATATCGAGAACGCTCCGTCGATCTGGATGTACCAACCGACTGACGATGTTGAGAACACTGCGGCTGGCCCCGCGCCGCGATGGTGCTTTTGCACCTTGCGCTCGAAAACGTCGGTGATGGTGCATGGAAAAGTCAAAATCATCTGGACTCCAACGGATTCCAGGGCCGTTTCTCAAAATCAGTTTCGAGGAACTTCTGCCGAACCTCCGGCGACTTCGAGCATACCTTGCGGAAGGTGCAACCACCGTACTGATGGCACGATTTGTCATTCATGGGCCAAAAGCCTTTCATGGCGTAGTCTTCAGAGAGCTCGAGCCACTCTTTAGTGTTGGTGAGCCACTCTTCCGTCTGCGCTTCGGTTCTGAACGTGAACCCGCGACTGAAGCGTGTGAAACCGACAGCGATTTGGGCGGCGTCGATAATGACGCCTTTAACAGGAGTTGAATATATGACTTTGCTTGCGAAGGTGTACAACGACATCTGATTGTCAGGATTGAATCCGTCAAAGTAATATCCCCCGATGGTGGTTGATGAAGTCTTGCGATCCATAACGTAAATGCCGTCTTGGAAGGAGACGACGCGATCGAGGTGGCCGGAAAGGATATAGGGCTGCATGTGCTGATTTCGCACGTCAGGAGAAGCGCTTGGATATTTCGGTCCCCAATCCATCTCCAATCGAAATGACAGTTCCACCGCTGGTTTTCCGTTCTGGAGAATGACTGTTTGGGCCGCGTCGTTCACGCCGAACTCTTCAAGATACCAAATGACGGAGCGGACAAGGGTTTCGCGGGTCTTGAGGTTGTGGCTCCAGTCTAGAGGACCCAAACTGTTTTTCGACCATTCGCCTGTCGCAGGGTCCTCAAGTTCTACATAGGTCCACGTCACTTCAAGGCAGTATTTCACCGCCTCATAAAGCGCCTCGTTATGGTCAACTCCGAGCGCCTTGTGTCGGTCGTATAGTTCCAGCGCGTGGTGATAGTACTGTCCGAAATCGAGGTGGACGTGCTGGCCACGTGAGCGCCAGCCTTCGATCATGCTGTATTGGTAGAGGCGCGGACACGTTTTTAACCAGCCTAAGCTCGTGGAGTCCCACGCGAATTGGATATTTGTTCCAGAAAGGAATGGCGACTGAGACTCCGTTTTTTGATCCATCACAGTTGCTTTCCGAGCAAGTCGTCCAGGTCCAACTTATCAAGCTTCTCAGCCTTCGGCGCTTGCGCCTTGGCCTTCTTCGTAGAACCTGCGGACTTCTCACCGAGGTTAAAGGCGGCGCGGGCCTGCCGATAATAGACGATGATCTCGTCTATGGACTCGCGCGTGTGTTTGAGGGGATCGCGGGCGAAGAGTTCAGCCATGTCGCTCATCTGCTTACCCTCCAAACCCAAACCGCGGTTGGAATTGCTATCGCTAGGAGACAGATAACTGTAAATATAAGTACCTTTGACATATCTACATGAGATAGATCAATCCCTTCACCTGATGAGGTGCCGAATAAAAACCCAATAATAAGTTTATTCATGATCGAGACTCCTAATCATCGAGTTCATCCACTGCTTTTTCGAGGAAGTTCGAGGCGCGGCGCAGGCGATCGATTTCGGCTTGGTTGTCGATTACTTCAGGCTCGTCGGCTTTTGTTGGGCCGTCTTCTTCGTTTTCCCAGTCGGCGTGAGCGTCCTCGCTGTCCGTTTGCTCCGCCTCGAGGTTTTCAATCCCGGTTTCGAGCTTCGAAATAACCGAACTTAACAGGCTCCGAATTTCTTCCATCAAAGTATCTCCTTCAGTTCCACGTTTGCTTCTGGAATCGGTTCGAACCGTTGCGCTGCGCCTTCGGCGACTGAGCGGATGTGGTCCTCGATTAGGGTACGGATAACCTTCGCGGCGCCGAGGCGCGGGTGAAGCTCCTGGAGTTTGTCCAATTGACCAGCATACAAATTCAGTGTATGCTTGCTAATCGGACGATCCTCTTTCCGTTTCATTTAGGCGGTACCTTCACTATCCACAATTGACTCGGGACCGAGGGAGATTGTACGATGCTTAAGCATTCCAGATCAGGATCATTGTGCTCCTTGCGGAGCGCGTACAATTTCGCTCGGACCTTCACGGCGTCGCCTTCGCATTGGATGACGACGCCGTGTTGGGAGCCGAGTGCCTCGTACCACAAATTAAGTGAGACACTCGGCATTCACTTACTGCGCAGCCTCAGCAACGGGGGCGGCGGCCTCCGGCTTCGCAGCAAGACCGGACAGGATATCGCCGAGGTCCTGCGAGGCCAGAGCCTGTTGCTCGGCGACGCGCTGCTTGGCGAGTTCCATAATGGCGGGGTCTTTGGCGAGAAGGGCCTTAGCGGCGCCGTTGATGGTCTCGACGGTGTAGTCGCCGACCTTCTTGCCGGACTTCTTGAGCAATTCCGCGATCTGCTTCTTCGCGATCCGCATAGCCTCCGACATGACCGGATCGCGTGTGACGCCAGCACCGGCAGCGCGGATACCGAACTGGTATGAACCGGCGTATTCGTCCACCTTCTCCTGGGTGAGCAGGCCCTCCTTGGCCAGCTTGGCCAAGTTGTTACGGATATTTTCGTGATAGGTCTGGTTCAGAGCTGAGGCCTCGCCCGCGGTCAGTTCGTGACCCTCTTCGTATCGGACTGGGACATTGAATGCAGAACCGGCGATTGTAATCTGTTCCATAGTTTCCTCATTTGGTGTTAATGGCATCCGGGGGCGGGATGCCGCGCCGGTACGGGGATCATACGCACCATCAATACAATTGTCAATCGTTATTTTGGTTCCCTCCATTATTTATTCAGATCGTGGTCGGTGTGGTATGGCCCGATTACTACGTAATCTCCTCCAGATCAAATTCCACGCCCTCCAGTTTAATAATCGCCACGGTGCAGGCATCGACGGTTTTCACCATCAGCGGATCGTAAGCGGAGCGTCCGTACATTGGGTCTTTGTCGGAATAGATTTTAGTGTTCTCCTTGCGATCGAGATATCGAAGGGAGTGGACCCGGCCCTTGAAAGTCATCGCCGCTTTTTCGTCGGAGAAGCGGAGGCGCACGCCCTTGGCGGACTCGAGCGCCTTATCGAGAGCGGCGCGGATGTCGGGGTACGACGTGATACTGGTGTTATAGGCCACAACTTACTCCAGTTTTTTCTTTACATTTGGGACATATACCCCAATTTGACCATGGGATATAAATTCCGCACTTAGGGCAGTACCAGTCTTTAGTTTCAAAATTCATCCAATGTAGCCCTCCATCTCGATCAAGGTCAGTGTCTTTTTTGCACGGGTCTCGATCACGTATTTTACATTTAACTCCTGATCGAGTTCCTCCGGCCCCTCGGCATAAGGTGAGGGGATTCGGCTTGGATCAAGATGGAACACATGGTTCCACTCGAGACCTTTCGCCTTATGTCCTGACAGAAGTTGAATAGGCCCGGCACTTTTGAAAATGGATTCTGCATAAGCGATAGCTCCTGCGAGAGAACCTCCCACGTTAAGAAACACTCGTAAGCACTCAGCCTTATCTTTAGTGGCGGCCTTACCCTTCGCCTTGCGGAGGCGCTCCGTTTCCCAGGCGTCGATGGCTTTGTTGGTTTGTTCATAGGTCATATCCTCCGGACCGAGTTTTTTCAGGGCCTTAACAAGAGCAGGACCAATATCGCTGCCGACGACAGTGACACCGCGACCCGCTCGAATAAGGGTAAACGCAAGTCTAAAGAGGGGAGCATTGTTGCGACAGATAATAGCAGCGCCGTCGCTAATATCAGAAGCAGTCCATTCTGTAGGGGCATTGACGGCTCCTTCTTCGGCCCAGTCGGGCCATTGCATGTGCGGAGCGCGGAATCGCGCCCGCTCTACTATCGCTTTTGGGCACCTGAATGAAATTGAAAGATTCATCTCCTTCATCGCAAATCGATCGCGGAGAGTTGCCATGCTGGTACTGAGGGCTCCACGAAAAGCGTAAATGCTCTGCCATGGATCACCAACTGCGATGAGACGTTGTACCACGAGCTTTTCCAGCATCGCATGATTGATGGCAGACAGGTCCTGCGCTTCGTCAACGAGAACCAATGGAAACTTTGGAAATGTTCCTCCGAACAATGTGGACATATAAATCTGATCGTCAAAGTCAATGAGCCCTCGATAGGACTGAGAAATTGACTCCATGAGTGTTCTGTCCACCAAGTCCCTGGCAATAGCCTCCGCGTCCTCGTCAAGGGAAGCCCAAAAATCGTCACAGGAAATGAGACGACGGCCTGCTGGGGATTTTTCAGGAATGTATCCTGCCATTTTGGCCGCGCCGATGAGCTTGAGGGTTTCCGAGAATGATTCATAGGCCTCGGTTTTATCAGTGCGGCGCAGGCCATCGATGAGTCCTTTCAAGATGTTGTATGACTTCTTAGTGTCGAGGGTTAAACGGCCGGAGGCGGCCTGCTGCCACACGCCATGCCCTATAGCATTCAATGTTTTACACATGACGTGGCCGGGCAGGCGCGAAGCCATCTCAGTGGCGATGCGCTTGTTAAATGCTAAACTGAGCATTGGTGTGGCCGGGAGCGCGTTGGCGATCATAACCAAGGTGCTGGTTTTAGCAGCCCCGGCCAGCGCATTCACTAGTAAATTGTCGGTTGTGGTGCGAGCGGCTTCGATAATTGCCGCCTGCTCAGCGGTGGGGATGAGGCCGCCAGTGGGTTTCGCCAATATCTCAGCGAGAAGTTCGCTCATGAAAGTGGTGTCCCCTTATATTTGCTTGCTGCCTCATCCATCAGTTTCCAGGCACTTTGCGCCGCAACCTCATAAACCTCTGCCATTTTGCCCCACATGTGGGCTTTTTCCGGCTGGTGGTAGGCGAGTGATGCTGCGCCCGAACCGGCGAGCCGGAGGCCGTCGATTACCCGCTCGAAGGCGGCTTTCTCGGTGAGGATAATCACTGAGTTTTCTCCATCAACTCGCGCGTCCGATCAAGATCGTCTTGAAGTTCGAGAATCTTGATACGAAGTAGCATGATGTATTCTTGCGTGCAGGGGCCACACCCCTCGATTTGCGCGGCTCGGCGTTTGCGTTCCATATTGCGAGGGTTTGCGACGCTCGTCATTGCGCGGCCTCCTGCTTCGCGAGAAACTTCGGCGGATCATCCTGGCGCATTCCCTCCAGCTGTTCGGCACGATTACTTTCGTGGAACTTCTGAATCCCCGCGACGAGGCTCGCCCCGCACTGGTCGAGGAGCGTCTTAAGCTCTGCTTTCTTGACCATGTGATGGTCCCGCTCGCCTTGAGCTTTCTCGAGCGCGCCTCGCAACTGCGAGTTCTCAAACTCGAGGATCGCGTTGTGGTGCTTGAGCGTCTCGGTCGTGGCACGGAGGGACTCGAGTTCAGACTCGAGGGTGGAGATTTCGTTTGCGAGGTTCATCACACCACCTCCGATTCAGGAAGATTTGGGTCATCAATTTGTTCGGCGTCGAAGCTCAGCGCAAGTGGTTGATTGCGCTGATCCCAACCAAAGCGGCGCTTGTACTCGAGCACGACCTTCTCGAGGTCGCCGCTTTTGACCTGGCCGCCCGCGCTGTAAGTCGAGCCGAGGCGGAACTCGATCTTCAGTTCGCCGTCGTGGTTCCGGCCGTCGATCGCGAGTTCGAAGTCGATCGAGTGAATCCCCTCTACCTGATTGAGTTCGGAACGAATGTAGGCGGCCATTTCCTTAACACATTCTCGATAAGACATGTAGACTCCTCCGGTTAAAGGCCAAGATCGGCCAGGTCTAGTTTGGTCAACTTCCCAGATTTGTTATCTTCTTTGGGAAAAACTGGGCTTCGTATGCTTTCATCGGGAATACACTGTTCGGCGGTTGGAATGAAACCGGCGATTTCTTCAAGCGTTCCCACCTTGATAAGATCGAGCGCGCCTGCGCGGTAATGTGTGAGAAGGGCGAAGTTGCCGGATGAAAGTCGTACAATTCTGGCGACGTTCCACTTTATTGAATGGGCTTCTTGCTCATCAGCTTCCCGCATTGCATCTGTCGGGTTGTTGGTCATGGCGCACCAGCGGCAATGTGGTAACCACACATGGCGCAGTAGCTCCACCATTGTTCGGTGACTGCATCGCATGTCGGGCAGCGGCAGGACTCGATGGGAGATGGACGGCTAAACCCGAGAGCTTGTTTCCATGCGTCGAGATTTCCGCTGGCCAGTTCGGCATCAATGATGTGTTCGCGCGGTTCATATCGTGTCATCGTCTATTCCCTCTCTGCCGGGGCGGGGGATGGTTGGGGTGATCTGCTGGAATCTATTTTAGTACGGATAGCTACGGCTAAATCGCGAAGGTGATCAGACTCCTGGCGAATGCTGGATGCTACCTTTAGTCCGATCGGACCTTGCGACGCGTATTTCTGAGCGCGCGTATCAAGAGAACAAGCGCATTCCAGAAAAGCGGCCGCTCGTATAATTTCACGCGCTGCGTTGTCCATCGCCCCTATCCCTCCCTTGCCGAGAGGGCGAGAGCAACGGCAACTGCGAGAGCGTCAAGAGACAGGCCGGAGTAATAGATGCGCTCAACGCCATCTGATGACACCGTAACCACGTTGGCGCCTAAACTTTGGCAAAATGTTCTGATAGCGTTTGCGGCGATCTTCCGCAGCGCTCCGGCTGGTACATCGGCGGGACGGGCGACGTTGCCTTCTTGGCGAGGAAACACGCGGTTGATAAGCTTATCGGCGGTTTCGGTGAAAGCATCGCAGGGGGCGCAATACCAGCCACCAAACTTGCTTGGGGCCTCATCGGGGTCGCCACTCGCTGAAACAAAAATGCACGGTTGACCACAAACAGCGCAGGACATTTAATCACTCTCCAGTCATGATGCTTGTGCTGCGCGTGAGGGCGGCTTCTGCGGCGATCACCGCTTCGTATAGTCCGGTGGTTTTGTAGCCCATCGCGTGAATTCGCGAGTGAAGGCTGTCTGGGCCACTAAACGGCAATTCGCCACGGGCGCACGCCTCAACCAATTCGCCAACTCCAGCGCGCGGTATCATGACAATTTCAATATCGCTCGGCATTTCGTTCTCCTATGCGGGGGCTTTCAGGGATTTTAGTTCCATCCGCGCGAGATTAACTTCAGTTTCAGCGTCGCGCGGGCTTATGCCAATCAGTTGTAAGCTGACAAAGAACGTCACAGGGCCAATTTGGCCTGCGATGAAGGCCGCGCGGACGCGGGAATAGGTCCACTGGTTGCGCTCGGTGAGTGGTTCAGATACTGTTGGCATGTTTACCGCCTGTGCAGTTTTTGATGTTCGTTCCAGGTGCGAATTTGCTCCTCGCGCGCCGACTCAGGAGGCGACTCGAGATCGCGCGCCTGTTGACGGTCGTAGGCGGCCTCGGCTTCGTTCTGCAAGCAGCTCTCGCACCAGTACTCATCAGTCGCCTCGTGATAGCAAAGAGGATCACGCTGAGTATGATTACAGTTGTCGTTCTGACATATATAGGTAGTTACACGCTCGCGTCCGGGTTCGTGGGTCATTTAATCCTCACCAGTTGTGCAGCCAGTGACTGGCACTCGGCGACGACGTATGACTGATTGCGGTAAATATCATCGCGCTGAAATTCAAATCGTTGCTCTGCAAACGATGGGATTAGATCGCCTGCATGAGCGCAATCAAAGCCGTACCACCACAAACCATCGGGCTCGCCAAATGGCTCGTGATCCTTGCTGTAGGTGAGGCCTCCATGAACGCGCATTGCGAGGGAAATTGGCATTTCCTTTTCAATGTCCTTAGTTGAAAAGGCCGCGCACAGCAGATCGATCGGCCCATAGTCCTGACGATCGCGCGGGCCGAGCATGTCCTTAGTTGGTTTGATTGTGGCGTTATAAGTAAGGCCAAACCAAGGATGGCTCGATGGAATACCGACATAGCCACACCATGAGCCAAGCGGCCCGCGACGCATTGCACACTTGAGGCCATCAGCCTCGAAATCGAGACTGTTTGCCTCGCGAAACCAGGGGCGGTTCATGCGGCGAGCCTCCCTGCGATTAGCGCCACCGCATCATCGCGCGAGCGAAACGGCCCTCGATGCACGCTGTGCCCGGCCTTCATCAGTACGTCGATGTACCACTGACGGCCGACAAGCGCGATTGCGACGATCTCGATGAATGAGTCATCGTCGCGCGCGCAAAGCTCGTAAAGGGATGGGGAAAAGACCTTGAATTGAAGGCCCAATATAGTTCTGTACGTCATGATTAGACTCCGTTATAAGCCGAGTTCGGCCAGTTCCATTTCCGCCAGCGTCTTATTCAGCCGCTTTGCCTCCGCGTCCTCTTTCATGGCCGCGAGGATTGCGCCGTACTTTTTATCTTGCTCGAGTTCGTACTGCGTCGGCGTGCCTCGGTAGCCGAGTTTGAGGCTCGGCGCAACGGCGCGCTCTTTCAGGATGTTGATTGCAGTTTGCAAACCGGCGACACTGGCTGGGAGCCGCACGCTATGGCCTCGTTCTTGAGGCCCTTGGCCAGGGAAGGCGATCCACAGGTCGTCGCCGGTGACCCACAGGTTGACTGCGTAAGATGGGGTTGGATAGGCTTCAGGCATCCTCAAACTCCCTGTTTTGCCCAAAATTCATCAGCTTTCTTGCGCTCAATTCTGTTAAGGTCTGTTATGACCAAACAAATATTATCAAGTGCTTCTTCATTCGTTCGATCGTGAAGATATAAATTCATGAGGCTATTTAAGGCCTCGCCGGGCGATAACAACCCAGCCTCGTATTGCTGAAGAATTGATTGCATAATATAGACTCCGTTTTTAGAATTGACGTTACCAGTCTAGGCCTTCGGCCCTTGCTTGCTGTGACCAGTAGACCTAGCGCCCCCGATACTGTGCGAGTTCGAGCCTGCGAAGCATGAGGATTATGGCTGGGTGTGGTTGGCGCATTGGTGAGACTCCGTTGATTGTTAGGCTGAACGCCAGCCCGTGAAATAACCATACCATACCGCCCGAACAATGTCAATCATTATTTCATGTCAGGCGAAATGTTTATTCAGCCCAATCGGGCAACCGCCGTGGATCGGCCCGAAACTGAAGGCTGATGGGATACCGATGATGTGAATGAACGCACCACGGCGCGCCGTATGGTCATGGCGGCGGGCCATGCAAAATGGCCGGGACCATTTACGATCCCGGCCATCCCGATTGGGGCTGGTTACAGCCCAATATCCGCGAGCGATCCCACGTCAACGGCGCGGTTTTCATCAACCCGCTTCCGCGCGAGGGCCAACAATTCCGGTGTGACGCGCGCGACGGCCTTCTCGCGGATTGCCTTCGCGTCGTAGTCCGCGACTTTCTTCCCGGCCTTTTTGATGATGGCCTTGATTTGATCGGTCGCCATGCGGATGGCCTCGGCCCGTACAGGATCGCCCTCTCGCGTGCTTTGTACGCGAACTTCGCCGGACATTAGCGCGGCCAGTTTCTTATCGACCATAGCCTCGGCGGCTGCAGTACGTTCGGCCGTGTTTGGGTATTCATCGGTTGTGATGGATGCGTGACTGTCCATAAGGACATTTCGCAGCCCGATGTATACCGCGTGATCCAATGCGGCCTGTGGCAATTTTGCCACGTCGATTTCGCGTTCAATACCTTTTCCAACATTTACCAACATTTTAGACTCCATTGCGGCGATGCCGCGTTATCGTGGCGTGATTGCCGACCGATTTGATGAATATAACTCGATCATTTAGAATTGTCAACTCCAGCCCGATCACAATTTCGTGATTGTCCAATAAAATTTTGTTTTCCCCAGGTTTCGATATGTTTGCAATTCGATTTTGTGTGGGAGTGCTGAAGCATTGATATATGCGATCACATACCCGATGTATGATTTTGCAACTGCAGGTGACACCTGTTTGAACCGCGCCGATTGCATCCCGCGATATATTCGGGCCTTGGTAAAATTAGGCGCGGAGTCCAGTATCAGTTTATAAATCAGCGGCCCATATCGTTGCACTGCGCTTTCGCCATGTGCGTGATTGCAGTCATAAGCCGCGCGTAATCCTGCCTCGTCATCGAATATCATTTCCAGCCTCTATTGTTGGCCGCGCCGACCATAACACGGACCGTATATCATGTCAATGGTGATAATAACATTTCCTAGCAAATCTGGCATATGCCTAACAATGTGACATGTTGTGGGACCGTTCAT